TGCACCTGGGCGTCGTAGCTGCGATAGGTGCCGGTCGTCGACAGCTTCACGCCGGTCTCGGCGAAGCACACGACCGCCATTGCGTTCCACGCCCGTGCGGCCTGAGGGTGCAGCGACAGGTGCCCCACACCAGGGAAGTAGACCGGCGTCAACAGTGTGAACGGCAACTTGCCGTTCTGCACGTTCCGCAGGTCGGCGGGCATCACGACGGGGATGTACTCGATCATCGGGGGCAACCTTTCTAGGGGTGCGGATCAGAGAACTTTGATCAGTCCGTTGACTTGCAGCGACGCAAGGCCAGCACTTGCTGCCCAGTTGCCACCGGCGTTGTCGCCGTACACCGTGATCGCCGACGAGCTTGCCGGGATACGGGACGACACGATGGTGGTGGCGTTCATGGCGTGCAGTGCCTGCACGTTGACCGTTGGTGTTGTCAGGCTTGCCGGGAGCGAGATCGTGACGACACCGGCTGACGTAGACTTTGCTGCGGCAGCGTTGAAGTCGATCTGCACCTCGAGCTTCTTGCCACGCAGACGGTAGGACGCTGTAGCCGTGGTGCCGACGGTGCAGCCGGTCAAGGTCGGCGTGTACGCCACCCAGTCGGGGTCGGTGATGCGCGACAGGATGTCGGCGTTCTTGCCGAGGAACGCCGGCCCGAGCAGCGTCGGGTCTTGCTCGGGGTCGTTACGGCCGGAGCCGACCACCCATGAAGTGTCCTGGCCGTCCTCGTAGTCGACGTAATCGGTGATGTCGGTGTACGTGGGGGTGGCACCGCTGCGACGGACGTAGACGCCCATGCCGCGCTGCACCGGCCACGTGTACTCCTTGCACCGCAGCTTCACCGGGGAGATCACTTCGCCACGCCAACGCAACTGGCGAGTGGTGTCGTAGAGCCCTGCCTCCTGGTCGAAGACGTTGACGTAGTCGCCAGGCTTGACGACTGTCGGCACGGCGTACGTGTCCGACGTGAGTGTCAGGTGTTGGCGCTTTTCGGGGTACTGCGCGAGGACGTTGGTGGCAAGGTTCGCAATGCTCGTCGAGGGCGTGTCGGGGGCGTCGACCATCCGCTTGAACACGACCGTGTTGTTGAACATGTCCTTCTTGGTGACCGAACCGGCCGAAGCGGTACCGACGGTGAACTCGGCACCGTCGCCCTTCTGGCCGACGATGATCGCCTTTGTCGTGTAGCCATCGGCGTCCTGGGCGATGTTGATCTCGTTTGCGTCAATGCCGTTGTATGCCCTGGCGCCGTCGCGACCACCGGAGTTCTTGACGATCACGCTGGTTGGGTCCGTGACGAACAGCGTCGACGCGATAGCAGCGTCAAACGTGCCGGCCGGGTTGATGCGCCACTCAGCACCCATGCACCGGCAGGCGAAGTGGATCGCCTCACGTGGGGTGATGTAGCGGAACACGTAGTACAGGTTCGTGGTACCGGCGTTCGTGATCGTGCCCGACGTGATCGACGACGGCAACAGGCTGGCGATCACCGTTGAGAGCGTGTCGTTTGAGAACGTCTTCGCCGTCTCGTAGATCGAACCACGACCGTCTTCGGTGCCCAACCAGTAGGCGAGCCCCTGCCCGACAAAGCTTTTCTTCGTCGGCTTGCCGGTGATGACGCCCGTGTAGATCGCGGCGCTCAAGATTGACGCGTCGGCGAACTGCTTCGGGTCGGCCAACCGGGTCGGGGTGATGACGATGTGGTCGAGCTGGTCGACGGCGGCCCAGATCCGGTAGGGAACGTTTTGCACCAGGCGCACGTCGAAGCGGCCCGGTCGCATCAGTTGCTCGGTGATCACCGGGTGACCACCCGTACACGCTCCGACCGAGCGGCGAGGAACAGGTCTCGGGTCAGGTCTTGCGTATGCCCCAAGCCGTAGACGTCAGCGTTCGGCGTAACGGCAAACACTGCGGTTGCTGCGGCTGCGGTCAGGCGTAGACCACCATTCACGGTGTCAGCGGTGACCGTCGAAGGGCAACTGATCTGGTGATAGAAGCCGCCGATTGTGGCCGTTGATCGGATCGAACCTGTCGACGACGTACATGCGACCGCTGTGGAGAACTGGACACCCCAGTTCTTCGTGGTCGCACCGTCGGGTTGGTAGATGTTCACCTCGACGTGGAAGTCGCCCTTGCGCAAGGCGATGTCGACCACTGCACCGGCTTCGGCCTGTTGACGTAAACGCACCACGACCATCTCGGGGCTGTTCTTGATCACCTTCACCGACGACGCGTCCGATGACGTGCCAGTGACGTTCACGAACGTCGAAGCGGCCGTAATCACGCCATACTCGCGACCGGCCCAGGTGCCGGCGTTCCACTGCTCTACAGTGAATCGACCGTTGCCACCGACGCTCGTCGGGTACAGACGCACAGCACCGTTGGAGATGCGCCAGTTGACGTTGGTCCCGAGCGGGATCTGTTGGCCGACGACCGGGTACCACGTCGACCCGTACTGAACCTCAAGGCGAGCCGAGTTGATGTAGTAGTCGGCGGCACGCGACGAGACGTAATAGCTCGTCGGGCCCGCAGGCGCAAAAACCGTGTGCCATTTCTGTGCACCGTCGGCGAGCGTCAGGTTCCAGATACCCGTATAGGCCACATCGGCTTCGGTGCTGGTGCCCGCATACCACGACAGGTCGAAGCCTGCCGGGGCGGTGACACCGTGCGAGTTCGTGCGAACCACCGATTGCACGATGGACTCGAACTGCGGACGGGAAAAGCCGCCGCCGATGCGCTCCATGGTGATCGTGAACCGGGACACACCCGACGTGATGTACACCGACTCGGGATCGACCTGCACGCTGCGGATCTTGTAGAACCCGTCGTACGTCGAGTCTAGCGACCAGGTGAACGGGAACGTGTCCTCGTCCCAGTTCTCGACCAGGCCCAACAGTTGTTGGTTCAGTGCCGTCGACTGCGTCAAGGTCGTCGCACCGTTGTCGGACCGGAAGCTGACCACGTTGCCCTGCTGGGAGAACGAGCCGGGATACGGGTCACGAGCGATGCTGCAACGACCGATGGTCATGCTCATGTGCGTCCCACCTTCAACTGGTCGGCTCGGATGGCGATCTCTTGCACGGTGCGGTCGTTCAACTGCAGTTGAATGACCATCGGCCGGACCGCGCCCAGAGACTTGCCCCTATTGGGACCGCCGTCACCATCTGGCCCTCGACCACCACCACCGCTTGGTGTGCCTGCGGGCGTGCTGGGAGGCTTCGGTGCTGGCGGTGATTCATATGGCATGTCATGTGGAACACCGCCCCCACGACCTCCACTAACTACAACGGGAACGGTGACCGGCTTCCGCAAACCGTCAAGGGCCGTGTAGACCTCATCAAGCTTGCCTTGATCAAGCATGGTGATCAGTTCAATCTTCTTGGACGTGGGCAGCTCGTCCATCTTGTCGATCAACTCGGCGGTGGCTCGCATGAAGTCACGCGTCTCCTGGCCGGCGTCTCCGATGCCGTCGTTGAGATCCCAGAACATTTGCGAAAGGTTGGCGAAAGCGTCTGCGTTGTCCAGCTTGCCGATCAGCGCCGAGTACGCATCATCAAGCTTCTTTGTCACCTGTCGAAGCGACTCTTGCCGATCGGCGAGCGTCTTGGCTTTGGTGGCCGCGATCGTTTCGGCTTCGCTCAGGATGTCAATGTTGTCGCTGTGGTTTGAGACGATTCGCGAACCTTCTTTGGTGACCTCGTTCAGGTCGACCACCGCATCCTTGACCTTTTCGGTCGCACCACTAAACGCCTCGAGCGGGCTGCGGCCTTCACGTATGTTCGTCAAAAACCATTTGGCATTTTCGGCCATGTTGCCGAAGAACGAGTTGCCGCTGCTGTCCTCGGTTGATTTCTTGAGCTCATTCGCATTTGTGGCAAGCCAACCGACGGCGTCGCCTGCTGGCTTCACGACATCAACCACGCTGACGAGTGCTGGGAGTAGGGCACCACCGATGCTGATCGTCAGATCCTGAACAACGTCGTTCAGGGTGTCCATTGCCGCTCGGTAATCCTCAGCCTTTTTGCGTTCCTCGGGAGTGAACGTCTTTGCGTCCGACACGTCAGCCAACGATGCGGTCAGGGACTTAGATCCACGTTGGATCAGTTCAGCCATGTCCTGCCAGCCCCTGCCGAGCAGCTTGGTGGCCTGCTTGGCGCGCTCGGCGGGATCGGGGATGTCGTGCAGGTGCTGAATGACGTTCAGGAACGTGCCATTGACATCGGTTGTGCCGTCGGCGGTCTTCTTGATTTCAATCCCAAGATCACGAAACAGCGTGGGGTCGATTGCGCGATTCATTTTGTTGACTGCGCTGGCTACGGATTCGGTCGACACACCGAGGTCGCCGGATACTTCCATCCAGCGCGAGGCATCTTCGATCGCGAGGCCCGATGCGTCCGAAAACTTGCCTGCAGCAAGACCAAGTTGCGCGAACTCATCAACAGCCTTGAAGGCAGCGGTCCCTGCTGCTGCAATGCCACCAGCAAGTACGGCGGGATTCTTTGCAGCCGCCGAGAACACCCCACTGAGCGAACCGACACCGGCCTTCAGTTTGCCGGTGAAGCCCTCAGCTTCTTGCACCGACGTTCTGAAGTTCTTGAGACCTTTCGTGGCCTTGTCGGCGGTCACGTCGATGATGACGGCAATGCGCTCAGTGAAGCTAGCCACCGTTACCCCTTCCCGAGGATCTTCGACAGGTCTTTGTGGAACTGCTTGGCGATGCGGGCGGGCACCCGGTCCTGCATCAGTCCGACAGCGTCAGACCAGGTGCCCTTGCCTTGGGTCGCGCCAACGTTGCGCTTCACAGCCCTGAACCGTTCGGTCACCAAGCCGGTCTTCTTGGACTTGTAGGTGCCCTTGCGACGCTTATCCCCTGCCAAGTACGCCTGACGACCTTGCTCAAGGACACGCATTGGGCCGTAGCCCTTGCGTTGCGGCGTGATCTCAAACTCGGTGTCGCTCTTGATGTCGTAGCGGCCGGTGATCTCAAAGCGATTGTTTCGCCGCCAGTTCTTGAAGGACTGCTCGCCATGAAGGTCGCCTCTGACGGCTTCGACCACGTCTGCCTTCGTTTGCAGGGCGACCTTGTTCAGGCGTGCTTTTGCGGCGCTGCCGTTGAGCTCGTCGGTGACGCGTTCGATCTTCTTGGCGAACGCCCCGAAGCCCTGCGTGGTCATCAGGTCAGAACGTGCCGTTGGTGACTGCGCCGGTCACCTGCAACGACAGGCTGTACTCCACGCGACCGCCAACGGTCGTCGAGGTGGAGTACTGCTGCACGTACACGCTGCCGGCCGAACGGGCCTGCGAGGCGACCGAGCCACCGGGACCGAACACGTAGCCGAGCAGCGAACCGGCCGAACGTGCGCCGGTGACCAGGCTGTGGATCACCACGTCGTACGGGCCCGACACACTGATGGTGTCGCCGTCGTTGAGTCCGGGGATGAACGCCTTGCTGGCCGACGAGCCGAAGGTGCTCACCTCGAGCTGGTCGGTCGACTGGGGCAGCGACAGGTTATCGGCGTAGGGCGACACGTTCGTCAACGTGGCGGTGCCGAGGTAGAAAGCGGACGTTGTTCCGGCCTTGAATGCCATCGTGGTCTCCTAAAGGGTGTGAGGGGTGGAGAATGGTCCTGGCAGGGACGTGGGGATCAACGGCGTGCGAAGGACACGAACCGGGTGCACGACCCGGTGCCGGTCACTGCGTCACGGATACGCAGGTAGCGGTTGACGGTCGTGCCGGCTGCGACGACCAGGCGTTCCGATGTGGTGCCGGTGACCGACGTGAACGTGGCGAGCGTCGCCCAGGCCGAGTTGTCGGTTGAGTGCTCGACGACGACGCTGTCGGATGTCAGGCCGGAGAAGGCGGTGACGTGCAGGTGGCCGACGCCGCCGTTGGTGGTGGCTGCGCCGTTGTCGACGCTGGTGCCGTTGGTGTTGGCTGTGATCGCCGTCTCGGGGTCCAGCACCACACCGGCGTCGACCGAGCCGTCGGCCTGGATGGTGACCGCTGCTGCGACCACGTCGGAAGCGGACGACATGACCGACGCCTGCGACTGGTTGGCAAGGATGTTCCACGTCTCGTTGCCACGCGTGGTGCCACGTGGGGCGAACGTGACGACCTGCGGGGTCGTCTTCCACGTGTTCAGCGTGGCGAACTCGCCGCCAGCTGCGGCGACCGTGTCAAGCAGGAGGTCCAGGCTGACGGTGCCCGATAGTTGGCCGGGGATGAACGCCTTTGCCGCGTCGGCAAGCGTGGTGATCTCCAGCATGTCGGTGTCGACCTGCTGCGAGTAGCCGCGTGCGTACGAAGCCCAGGCGGCGGTGCCGACGTAGAAGCGGGAGTTGAGCGAAGCTACGAAAGCCATTTAGAAGACCACCTCGATCGTGAACTGGGCGGCGAGGTAGTCGACCCCGTCGATCCATGTGATTGATTGCACTTCACCGCATCGTGTGACTTGTGCGTAATGGATGTCAGCGGTCCAGAACGTGTCGTTCTGAACCGTTGCGATGATCGACCCGGCGCCGGTCAGTTCGCACAAGGCGTCAAGGGCCGCTTCGGACGCCTCGGGTGTCACACGTGGGGCGTAGGCGGTGACCGTGAACTCGTGCGTCGCCTTCGTCTGCGACAACACCATGCGAGGGTCGAAGCCCGGTCGGGCAACCTTGAACGAGTAAGGGTGCGGGGCCATGTCGCCCACGTACGGGTTCTGTGTCGTCCATCCCTCGATGTTGCCCAGGACGGCGATCAGGTCGGTGCGTACG